ACCGCCAGCCGCGCCTGCGCCCCGACCTGCGTCAGCCGCGCCGCCCGCACCTGCATCCGCGTCTGCGTCCCGTTGAAGGGATTCTCGGCGCTCACCCAGTCGCCCAGACCGTAATCCCGCCCGAAGACGCATCCCTCGGTCTGACGCGGCTCGCAGGTGAACCCCAGATCGGTGTTCGCCTCGGCCAGCGCCCGCCCGCCCCATTCGATCCTGGCCGCCGACCCTGCCAGCCGGGCCGCGTTGACGAACAGCTCCCCGTCATTCGTCCCGAGGGCATACCCCGCCGTCCGCGCCACGCTCCACACGCGATCGGCGCCCACGTCCGGCCCGCCCACCAGCGCCGCCGCCGTCCCGCTCCAGCGCCCGCGCCACTCCGGCGCCCCCATATTGCCCCGTCCCAAGCTGAAGACCACGGTCGCGCTGCGATCCTCCCCCCAGCCGCCGGGATACACCTCGAACGCGTACCCGCCTCCCGCCGGGCGCAGATCGAAGTCCAACCCGCTCACCCGGCTCAGGCGCTGCAAGCTCAACAGCAGATTCTCGCCGCCGCAGTCCCAATCGAGGCGCGGGCCGCGTCCCTGATCGGGGGCGACGCTCACGCCCGCCTGGACGCCGTCGAGCAGCCGCCCCTGGGCCACCGTCGCCGCGCTCCCCAAATTACCGCCCACCAGCGCCTTCATAATCGTCTCGGCGGGCTGACTGCGAAAGCTCGTCCGCCCCGCCAGTCCCGCCCGCCAAGCCACCACCCGCCGCCCGAGCCGCCCCACCGGGCCAGCGGCGCGCACCGTCAGCACCCCGCCGCCGCGCCAGTGCCAGACCCAATCGGTCAGCATCCCGGTGAAGAAGGTCGTGCGCCCCAGCCCGACGGCGGCGTCCTGCCGCCACAGCCGCACCGCGGCCCCCGCCCCGAGCTGCGCCAGCTCGCACCCCGCCGCCGACTCGGCCGCCAAGCTCACCCGCAGGCTGCCGCCCAGGTTCACCCCGATCTCGACGCTCAGCTCGCTCAGGGCCGATCCCAAGGCGCGCAGTTCACCGCCCGCGCTGAAGATCTCCACCCCCAACTGCTCCATCTCACACCCCCAGGTAGCGCACGAAAGTCGCCAGCAGCGCCTCGGTGGCGGCGCTCGCCCCCGTCCCCTCGAGCCGGAAGAGATTGACGCCGCCCTCGATGTCCGGGTGCGCCGCCACCGCGAAGCCCTCCAGGTCGCTCTCGCTGCTGACATACGGCAGCCAATTGGCCCCGCCGTAGCCCAGCACCCGCTTATCGCCCCAGCCCAGGTCGAAGCGCACCCATTCGCCCGCCGCCAGATTGCGACTCAGCCCCAAAATCGCCCCGGTGCTGAGGTTGGTGAAGCGCGGCTGCTGCAGCGGCCCGACGATGCGCAAACTCGGCAGGCCGCGCCACGTCCCCGGATAGATCAACGGCTGCACCTGGCCGATCTGGGCCTGCCCCACCCGCAGCGTCAGCGTTTGCGGATCGTAAAAGGTGCTGTCGGGAGCCAGCAGCTCCAAACACACCCGTTCGCTCAGACCGTCGCGCTCGCGCCCCACCAGCTCCGGGCCGCGCAGCAGGTGAACGTCCAGAGAGCGCCGCTGACCGTCCGGCAGACGCAGCTCCAAGGTCAGCGGTTGAGCCTGGGGCTTGACGACCGCGATCAAGCTGGCGCGAGCCTGCCAGCGCGCCGTCGGCGAGGCGGCGCGCCCGCGCAGCCACAGCCGCACCCGCCGCGGCTGCAAGCGCCGTCCCGCCAGGGTCGCCCCCTCCTGACCCGGCCCCTCCGTCCAGACCGTCTCGAACGGGGCCATCCCCAGACCTTCGCTGTCCACCACCTGCCAGGGCTGATCCGGCCCGAAGCTCAAAGAGCTGCCCGCCCTGAACAGCCCCACCTCCGTGAATCCGTCCGGGCATACCGGCGTGGGGGCTGTCACGACGGCAGCTCCCAGCCCCAGCCCCACGCCCCCCCCGGGAGGATGGCGCTGCCGACCCACTCGCGCAGCGTCAAGCGAAAGCGCGCCAGCGCCGCCGCCCCCGCCTGACGCATCAGCCGGCGCTCGAGAACCTCGCCGCGCGCCAGCGCCCCCAGCGTCAGCGCCGACCCAGCGGCCCCCTCGAGCGCCAGCTCCAGCTCCTCCACCCGCACATTGGTCGCCAGCGCCCCGTCCAGCCCGGCCAGACGCGCCGGCGCGCTCACGATCAGCCGCACCGTCTGCCCGACCGCGGCCACCGGCGCGGCGGGCGGCAGCATCAACACCTCGCCGTACAGCCCCACCGTCAGCCACCAGCCCCCGAGCGGCCGGGCGGCCTCCGCCGGATAGAACACCGCCGCCGGCCGCCCGCTCCCCAGCCGTTCGTCCAGCCGGATGCCCCCACCGTCCAGGTCAGCCGCCGTCAGCGTCCAGACCGACGCCTCCCAGCGCGGCAGCGCCACCCCGATCTCGCTCAAAGCCGTGCGCAGATGGGCGTCCAACTGCGTATCCGACCACCACAGACTGCCCTCATCGTTGAGCCGCGTCCGCAGCCGCGCCCGCAGCTCCTCCAAGTCACTCATCCCGCCTCCTTTTGTCGCCCCGATTGTTGTCTGAACCCCGATTGGGCCGCAGACGGCCCCCCGATGTAAGGATGTAGGCCCGCAGACGGGCCGATGGAAGAGGAGAGGCTCCGCGGCTCCGTCTGCGGGGCCGCTCTTCATCCTCTTGATCCTGCCATCGGGTAAATCGGGGTTCAGACAATCAATCTTCTACGCCACGTTGCTCTTGTGCAGCGGGCGCAGCCCGCCCTAGCGCCTCAGCTCACGTTCGATTTATGCAGCGGGCGGTAATCATTCACCCACACCGCCAGGAAGTGCCGCACCTTCAGGCGATGCTCGTCGTTCATAAACACCGCTGGCGAAGTCTCCTGCCCGGCGATGAAGATCTCCGGCGCGATGCCGAAACGCTCGCCCACATACACCGCCGGCGCGATCACCGGATCGACCACCGCCGCCCAGTTGTTCGCGTCGTCCCACTCGGGAACCGTCACCACATCCCCCGGCGCGCCCATCTGCTGATTCTGCGAGGTGATATTGGCGGCGTTCTCCAACATAGGATACAGAATCTTGCGCGCCGTGAGCTGCAAAGCCCGCGGCACCAGACAGTAGCGCGGATTGAGCGCCAGCTTCGGCCCCGTCCCGTACAGCCCGGTCGCCCGCTTCACCAACTGCGGCTGATCGTAGACCGCCTGACAGGCCGCCTCCCAACTGGCCGCGCTCAAGGCGTCGGTGAGCAGATTCTTGTGGCCCCCGGCCGTCGTCTGGGCAGTCGCATTGAACAACGCCCCGCCGTCCGCCAAGGTCGGCCCAACCCCGCTGTTGGCGCTGAAAATGCCCGCCACCAGCGCCGAAATCCGGCGCATTCCGGCGTTCGCCAGCTCGCGCGGGTACGCCTTGAGCTTGCGCGTCTCGTCCCGGTCGATCAGCTCCAGCGTCAGCGGGATATAGCCGCCGTATTTGACGAACGCGGCCGTCTCCGGGCTGTCACCCACCTCCAGCGGCTGATACTCGCCGCCCTCGGCCACCACCGGCAGCGTCCCTACCGTCCCCACCAGCGTCCCGGTCACCTGCTGCAAGCTGGCGAAGTGCTCCACCGTGGCGATTTTGCGCCACCAGTCGTAGCCCGCCGCCCCCAGCAGCTCCCACTGATTGACCACGATCTTGTTCAGGGCGTTCTTGACCAGCCCGGTGAAATCGGCGGTCGTGGCGAGCTGCACCCGGTCGCCGTAGAAGCCGCCGTGGAAGTCGTAGTCGCCGGTGAGCAGGTGATACAGCTCGCGGATGCCGCCCAGCCGCGGCGCGGCGATACCCTCGGCCCCGCGGCGCCGCGGCGCCTCCAGCAGATCATCGACCGCCGCCTGCAAGCGGTCGTTCTCATCGAACATGCCCGTCAGCGCCCCGCCGCCGACGCCGCGCACCCGCTCGGCCCCGGTGAGGGCGCTCACCAGCCCGCGCGCCTCGTCGAGCGTGCTCGCCAGGGAGGCCGCGCTCACGGCGCGCCCGGCCAACTGGCCGCGCACGAAGCCCGTCACCGCCGGCGGCAGCCCCGCCGCCCGCAGTTCCGCCGCCACTTCCACCGCCGAGAGCGGCGCTGCCTCCGCCGCGCCCTCCGTTGGATGGGCTTCTTCCGCCTTCATCTGTTCCCGCACGATCATGGTATGTTCCTCCATCGCCATCTCCGTCTCCATATCCGTCTCTCCCTCCACTTGACTCTGCACGACGCGCCGAAACGCGCCGCCCCGCGCCGGATGCAGCACCAGATCGAGCGACAGCACCTGCACGATCCGCTGCACCACCCCCCGTTCCCCCTCAAAGAGCAAATCCGCCGAGAAGCCCACGTCCGGCGGCGGCTCGGCCCCGCCCTCGCCCGCCAGTGAGCCGGCGATCAGCGCCAGCCCAGCCGCCGCCACGATATCCGCCGCCGGGCCGCAGGGCCGCAGCGTCAGCACCACCCCCTGCGTCTCCGCCTCCCAGCGCGGCGCCGCGAACACCCCGCCCCAATCGCGCACACTGCGACGCCCGCCCACCGGCGTATGATCGACGAAACACTGCGCCCCCTCCCACAAACTCAGCGAGGCCCGCAGCACCGCCGCCCGAAAGCGCCAGCCGTTGCCCACCCCGGCGGTGATGGCCGTCACCTCGAACGCCCCGCCCGCCGTCCCCATGCGCATCCGCGCCTGAAACCGTCCCCGTTTCATTGTGGCCCCACCTCTCCCGCAAAGCGATACACGATGCGCACCAGCTCGGCCGGATCGATCAAACCGCGCCCCTGCAGTTCCCCGAACGCCTGCGCCGCCAGACTGGCCGCCCGCGCCAACCCTTCGTTGTCGCGCGAGGTGATGTCGGCCCCGCGCACCGCGATCTCGGCCTCCGGGTCGAGCCGCGGGTCGTAGTGCGCCCGCCGCCGCAGCGCCGCCCGCGCCAAGTCGCCCACCAGCCAGATCAGGAACAACTGGCGCTGCTGATAGTGGCGGAAGGTCGGCCCCCCGGCGCTCTCGGCGGTGGTACGGGTGGCGCTCTCCGGCTCGGCTAGGAAGTGGAGCGGATTGCCGCTGCCCACCGCCACCATCTTCTTGAGCGCCAGCCCATCCTCGCCGCTGTCACCCGAGGCCAACTGCGGGTTGAGCACGCTCCAGGTCTCCCCGGCGTCCGTCACCAGCACCGCCCCCGGATTAGGCGGCTGGGCGTTGATCTCGGCCGCCCGCGCCGCCCGCTCGCCCGCATCCCGAAAGCGCGCCTGCACCACGTACATGAACGACTGGCGGAAGCGATTGAGCCGCGCCCGATCCTCCAGCCACACCGTATAGCGCCGCAGCCAGCGCAGCAGCGGCGCCAGATCGCTCTCCCCGAAGCACGCCCCCACTGGCCGATTGACCGCATAGTGCAGCATCACCGCCGGAAAGACCCCGTCAGCCTCCGGCGCGTCCCCCAGCGGGTCATACACCGGCCATACCCGCCCATCGCGATAGCCGCCGTCCCCCGCCAACTGCGGGCGCTCGACGATGCGCTGCTCCTGCTGCACGTCCGCCGCGGCGCACCCGATCTGGCCGATGGCCGCCGCCGGAATCGCCCGCACGTAGCTCATCCCGGCGGCGTCGGTCGTGAGCGCCAGAAAGAGATCCCCCGCCCGCCCCAGCTCGTCCGACCACTCGAACATGCGCACCGCCAGCCGGTTGAGCGGATGCTCCCACCACGCCCGCAAGAACGCCGCCGCCTGCGGGTCGGGGCTGCCCACGGTGAAGCCCGCCCCGACGACGTACTCGGTCGTCAGCCCCACCAGCCGCCGCGCCAGCGGATTGGTGCGCCAGGCGTCGAGCGCCTCGGCCAGCACCGTCTCACGATCGCTGCCCTCGCGATCCCGTCCAGCCGCCGCCGCCCCCAGCCGCAGATCGCGCCCGTCGTCCAGCGCCCGCACCGCCAGCGCCACCCGCCGCCGCACCCACGGCTCCAACATCCGTTCCCACAAGTTCATAACGCCTCCTGATCCATCGCCGTCAGGGGATCGATCCCCGCCACTTGCAGCGGCGCGCCCCCCGTGGCCCACGTTATCCCCTCCAAGCGCGCCGTCAGCGCCGCCGCGATCAGCAGATCATCATGCACCGCCTGCCCGCTGCTCGGACTGCGCGTCCCGTCCGGCACACCCCACGTCAGCGTCCGCCCCGGCCCCGACCCCAACTCGCCGCGGCACGCCCCGACCTCCTCCCAGAAGCGCCGCGTCAGCGGCTCGTCGCGCCGAGTCACGTCCTGCCAGCGTCCGCCGTCCACCAGCCCCAAGAACGCCCACCCCAGCTCCGACTTGCTCTTCTGGCTGAACACAAACGGCTGCACCCGCCCCGGCAGACTGCGCTCCAGGAAGGCCGCCAGCCCGGCCCCCACCCCGGTGGCGTCGATCACCACCTGCGCCACCCGCCATTCGTCGGCCCAGGCGGTCAGCTCGGCGTGCAGCGTCACCGGCGAGGCCCCCGTCCAGCGCCGCCGCGCCACCGCGCAGTAGCGCGTCCCCGCCGCCCCCGGCTCCACCCGCACGATCAGGGCGGCGGTGGCGTCATGGTCGGTCGAACCCGCCTCGCGCGCCTCGCCGCCCACGTCCACCAGCAGCGCATAGAGCGCCCCCGCCAGCGGCTCGCTCTCGGCCTCCTCCGGCCCCTGCATCCGCGCCAGCCGGTCGCCGCCGAACAAGCCGCCCACCTCGGCCACCTCCTCGCTGAAATACTGCGTCCGCACCAGCGGATGGGTGCGTCCGAGGCGCGCCACCTGCTCGGCCACATGCCGCCGGTAGGCCGGATTCTCGCGCCCGGCCGCCTCCGCCGTCAGCAAAAACACCCGCCGCGGCCCGCCCGCCGCCTGCGCCGCCTCGGCCTCGCGCCGCATCCGCGCCAGCAGAGTCGTCTCCGTCCAGGCCGTCCCCCAAAAGACCCGCACCGCGTCGGTCGAGGCCGCCATCGGGGCGAAATCCTTGTCCCACTTCTCCGGCAGCACATCCTGGGCCTCGTCGCACCACAGCAGCAGCGAGGCGGTCGCCCCGACCACGCTGGCGCTCGGCTCGGCGGAGAGGAAGCTCACCCGCGCCCCGCCCACCCGGTAGCTCGTGCCGCCCTCCTTCTGCCAGCGCCCCTGCAAGAGCAGATTCTTCCCCAGCACCCGCTCCAGCCGCCGCATCGCTGTCTCGGCCTGCGGCTTCCACGTGGGCGACACCGCCACCAGCTCGGCCTCGCTTTGCGAGAACAGCGTCAGCAGATAGGCCGCCAGATGCGCCTGCAGCTCGTTCTTACCACTCTGCCGCGGGAAGATCACCACGAACGCCCCGCCGCGACGATGCACCACCGCCTCCACGATCGCCCGCAGCACCTCGGCCTGATAGGCGTACAGCCGCCGCCCGCCGAACAGGCGGGCGAACAGCACCGGGTCGCGCAAGCCCGCCCGCAGCGTCTCAAGTTCCGCCGCGCTCAGTCCACCCACGTCAGCAGCTCCTGGCCGTCATAGGCCGCGGCGCACCACAGCCCACCGTCGGCGCTCAAACAGGCCCACACCTCGCCAGAACCGCGCGCCTGCACCCCCCAGACCTGCACCGTCAGCCCGAGCGGCAGCACCGCCACCGCCTCGGCCCCGAGATGCGGGCCGCGCCGCACCCGCAGCGCCGCCGCCGTACGCGCCCGCTCCCGCGGCGGGGCCGCCAGCACGATCGGCCCGCCCGCCGCCTCCGCCGCCGCACCCGCCGCCAGTAACGGCCCCGGATCGACCGCCCGCTCCCCCTGGCGCACCTCGAAATGCAGATGCGGCCCGCTCACGAACCCACTCTTGCCGCTGCGCCCGATCTCCTGCCCAGCCGCCACCCGCTCCCCGACCGTCACGCTCGCCCGACTGAGATGGGCGTAGAGCGAACTCCAACCACCGGCGT